CATTTGCTGCAAACGTCCACCCAACTCCTGGTTCTGCGCCTGTAATTGCGGAACCTGAGAGTTATACATACCCTGAAGAATAAGATATTTCTGCTCAAAATCTTCGCCTTGACTACCTTCTCCCGGCTCAATGGGGTCTGGCGTCGGTACATTTTCGCCAACACTGTCGGCAACAACTTCCTGTACAGCAGGCTCCTCAACAGAAAGAGCTACTACTTCACCCTTTTCAGGCGACGTAGCCGTCTCATCCTCATTAAGGTCTGCATACAATTGCTGAACTGCCTCAGTCTGCTTACGAACTTGCTCTGGTACTGCCATGTTACGCTCCTATCGGTATGCGTAGTTGTAAGGTACGGCTATCCTTCATTGGACTGTGCCGCTAATTCAGGGGCTTTCTTAAGGGTATTGCAAATTTCACCCAAAACTTGACAACGCCCCTGGGCGATTGCCACGTTACTTATCGTCTGTGGTAAGCGGTTGATCTCGGTGGCGAACCACTCTTCAAGCCACTCCTCCACAGCCGGTACGTTCTGTTTAATATGCGCTAATGCTTTAATAGTCCTTGCGTTAGGCTGTATCATACTGCTGCCCCCGTATTTTGGTTTGCAACAGTGTTAAGTCCACCAGCTGGGTTACCAGCTTGGTCAATAACTTGCGGGGCTTCCCCCGTACGTCCGCCGTTGGGTGGCGTAATAGATGCTTGCATCTCATTCTGAGCAGCACGCTTATTAAACGCAGCCTTCTCGCGGGAGGGCACAACTTCATCTTCAGGCATCTGCAGCCCTTTAGAAATCTCTCGGAGAATAGCCGCACGCCCTTCCTGCCCAATGATCTCCATATCGAACTCGTTGGCTGTAGCCTGCAGAAACTCAACACGGCGAGTGTTGACGGTATCCTTGACCGCCAAGTTAATCGCGCCTCTAGGAATAATCTGGGCGTCACCTTTGATACTCTCATCTGGATCATACCGCATATTATATACAAACTGACGATGAACAATGGTTTTTATTATGTCGGCATCAATATGCATAACAACTTGGCGAATCGACTTACCAGCTGAACCCATCAACATACTGAGTCCAGACGCTGTACGACCAGCTCCTTGTACGTTAAGATCACCGTGCATATAAGAAGGTACGCCTGAGTGCTCATCAGCTAGCGTGCTGAACTTCTCATAAACAGCCATTAATGCGCCAGAGTTATCATTCGGCTGGTTAAACCTAACAGCAGGAGCCGATGACCCCAACGGATCATTAAGTACCTGCCAGACGCGCCACGGATGCATCTGAGTGATATCTTCATTTGTAGGTATCCTCTCCAGGTTAACCTCTACCTGAGGCCCAGAGGCAATACCCATGTTGTTAACCATGGACCTCGCAGCGGCGTTACACACGCTCTGAATATCTTCGATGATCTCCGGAATACCCTTGCCCCAGAACGCGCCGGGGTTGCGAATGAAGGAGGTCACTGCGTAAGGCTTTTCACCCAACGGATCATAGTTGAGAATGGCTTTTACCACAAGTTCGCCAATCATCCACACATTGGCGTCATATTCTTTAGCAGGATCCGCAACCTCTTCTTCGGTGAGGCCCCAGTCGAGTAGCATCCTACCACTAACCTTGCCCCAGAACTCAAGGGCATCATAAATCTCTGTAGGGCGTTGCTCAGTGCTATGCTTACGTTCCAGTTCTTCTTGTTGGTTAGTAGCAGAACTAAGCACCCAGCTCGACCCATTGCTTGTTTCAAGGACTTGCCGCAACGCATCATCATCGTAGCCAGGGACTCCGATAAGCTCTGATACGTCCATCCGAGTCAGGGGATGGTGCTCGAAGATGTAACCATCATCAACCTTAGATACACCAGGCTCTGGGTAGAACTTAAATGGGTCAACCCGCTCAAACTCAGGAGCCAGCTGCTCATCAGTTATGGCAACTGTATTATTTTCTTCATCTACATCCCATGAAAGTTTACGCTGCCTGCGTACGCATGGGCCTTTAATAATAGCTGCGGGGAATGTCACCAAATCTGTAATAAATTCGTTGAACGCCGGTGCCCACCCACCTTCTGCGAACTGGTCAGCAATGCGCCGTTGCATCTTGTCAGTTCGGGTCTGGGCTTCTTGCATAACTTTGAAGCGCATCTCCTGGGCACCTACTTCTTTCATCTCGGCAACCTCAGAGGGCGTAGGCGCACTCCCCAGTCGCTGAATAAACTCAGTCACCTTGGCACCAAGAACTTCTTGTATAAGAGCATCTGTTGCTTCAGGTAAGTCTGGTTCGGGCGTAGGCTGTAAGTCCCAAGGAGGTGCGCCGGTATCCATAAGAATATCACGCAACCAACTCTCAGCTGCGCGGCACTTCACCTCAGTAACCATCATGTATATCTCGGAACCGCCTTGCTGCTGTATACTGGTAAGTTTGCTTGGTTCGTACTCGCCGTTGCGCTGCCGCAAGGCTTTGAGCATAGAGTGTTCAATTGGGTCTTTGGCCCGCTTCGCAGCTTCCCACGCCGACTTTAAGTAAGACGCAAGGCCCAACATAAGGGGCGCAGCTTGGCGCTCAGCTACAGCTCTCGCAGCTTCCTCCTCTTGCTGGACAAGAGTGGCGTTGTCTACTACCTGGAGGAAGTTAAGACCGGCCACTATTTTTTCTTATACTTGAGTTCGTGTTCAGATAGCTTCTCTATATTACTATCCGTAAGCTCCTCCAACCGCCTAGCAGTATCTTTACTAGCAGCCTTGCTGCCTTTAGTTATAGTGGTAATAACTCGTTGGATTGGGATATTGGCCGTCTGGAAGAGCGTGTTGCCCATAGCACTGACGACTTTACCAGCAGACTGGCCATAGTACGTCCGCCCACCACCTTGATTAGAATAATTGCGCTTTTTTAGTTTAGCCATTATTTTTTCCTGTTATCATACTTATGCTGATCACGTATCTCAGGCATGGGATTTCTAGGGGAGCCGTCAGCCCAAATATTCGAAGCTTTGCCATATTTTCTAGTATAGTCGTTGTATAGCTTCCTATCTGCCGGAGATAATTTATCGGGGGACCAACCACCCTTTTTCTGAGCGCGGTCCATATTACCCTTCTTGTTATCCTTGTTAGAATACTCACGATCAGCCATTATTTTTTCCTACTATTAATAATCTTGTTGGCTTTTTCCCTGTATCGGTCTATCCGCCGGGCTTTAGGGCTGACTGCCTTATAACCAGTCTTAATTATAGTATTTAGAATTGTGGGGGTGCCGAAAGGACCGGGCCTCGAAAGCTCTTCGAGTTGCCTATACAGCTGATTGTTCCTTCGAATACGCTTTGAGTTAACATTAGAATACTCACGGCCAGCCATTATTTTTTCTCCTTCTGCTTCTTCTTCTTCTTCTTCTTCTGCTTCTCAGCAGGGGGTACCCCATTCACCCAGCCAGAAGCTTTCTGTTCATCATCCATTCTCCACTGGCTCTGCATAACGAACTCGCTTTCTGTCCTTGGCTTACCATCAAGCCATCGGCCATAAGGGGCTTCCTGATTAGCATAACGACGACGCTGGCGGTGATACCATTCATCGGTCAAAGTTCCAGGGCGATTAGGATAACCCGCCGGATCAGGCATCAGCTGTACTCCCTCCAGAAAAATCTCGGAAGTTCCTTATACCGCAGCTGAACTTGTTATACAAGAGAAAAGTGCCCTCTACCGGCTAGGAGTCCAGTAGAGGGCGAGTCCAATCTAAGCCAAGGGGTACGAGGCTTAGCAACAGGGAGGCGGCTCCAATGAGGGGAACCATGATCTTTATACACAATATGTTGTGTTATGTCTAGTCTTTCACTGAATAATACCGCTTACCACGTTTCTCTATCCTGTAGCCCCGCTTCTTCTCAGCGTCCACAGCTTTGTGGTATGTAGGGTGTCGACGCCCTTTAAGCATAAGGTACGACCCGTCAGGTTGCTCAACAACTGAGCCGTAATGCCCATCTTCACCCCTCGTCATACCAGCCTTGATAGCAGAGTCATGGTCATACTTGCCGCCCTCTGGGTCAAATCCAGGTTTATTTGTATACTTACGTCCAGCCATTTCTCTCTCCTTTATGTCCACCCTAGCGATGACATTGGCTTAACTTCCCTTCGCTGGGCCATGACGTTGCCATCGCTTATAGAGCCAATATGCAGCATCAGATACTGTAATGCTTCAGCTACATGAGAATGTTTGTTCTTCTCAACAGCTCCAGTTTTAGGATGGAAGCGATACCCACCCATCATAGCGGACTTGAGCGCTGTGCACCGTGGATCAACAACGAACGCGCTGTCCCCGTCAGCATGGCGCATAAGGAAGTCGTCCACCGCCGCTAACCTTGCGGTCACATTGTTAGTTTTAGCTGCGATAACTTTAAACCCTTCAGCCTTGAGGATGTCAATGGCACTCCGCTCGTCAGTCTGTGCTCGCTGCACACCCGCCGGATCAACCACGAGCATTATGTTGGCCCCGCTAAACTGTTCATAGAGGAGAGGTTTGAGTACTGTCCGGGCGAAACGCTGCACGCCCATATCAAAACTTACTGCTTCCGCTAGAATAAGGGCGCGCCCCCTGGCATCAATCTGCCCAAGAACAGCCGCAGGCGTAAGGCCCAGATCCATTCCCACGACGAGAGGGCGTACGCCATTGATAATAGGATCAAGCTTATCATCAGCCATGTGATAGTCAGGACGAAAGTATTTATAAACAGGCTGACCAGCGCTGCTAAGCCCGTACTCACCGTCAATATAAACACGAATATACTCTTCGCTACGCCCCTGGATGTCATAATATCCCTCCGGTAAGTTCTTAATATTCTCAGCCAGCGGGCCTCGACCAGAAGGCTGTTTATAAACTGACCACCCATTGTTGTTAGGGCTGACTCCGTCCTTCGGGTCCAGCCCCTCCATCTGATAATACCACCACGTATCCATAGGCGGCGGGTTGGTGTCCCCCCACATCCCGAACCATGTCGGGCCTGTATCCCGCTTACTGGGATATCGCCCAATACGTTTACTCATAGCGTCAATAATATCAGGGTGGATGTCTCTACACTCGTTAAACCATGCGAAGGTAAGTTCAAGGGAGTTAAGGTTAGCAACATCGTCAGCATCATCAAGAGCACGGAACATCACTTCACATTCTACGTCGCCTACTTTGAAGAAGTACGTCTTGGTCGTACGCATATACTGCCCGCACACACCCGGCGGGAACCAATCTAAGAAAGTCTTAATTGTCGTATCAGCTAACTGCCGGGCAGTCTCTCTCACCACTGCCGCCCGTGTCCGCCGTATGCCGTCCTGCCCAGGCTCCTGCTGTGTCGCCCGCCGGATAACTTCGAATGTGCTGGTCACAGATTTACCCGACCCAACAGGCCCCATGAGGACTCGCATCCTGGCGCTGTCCATCATAAAATTACCGCAGACTAAACTAGGCGTGTAGTCAATGTCGTAAGCCATTAGTGGGGCCTAAGCTCCCCTCGTTCATATTTCTCCCGCTCATCCAGACTGTTGTGGACGTATATCTGGTCCCCAGCATCCATCGGCTTGCACCAGCAGTCCCGGCTGGGGATGTGTTCTCGAAAGTCCATCACTGGTAAGATGTGGGCCGCTTCAAGATTTTCGTCGTCTATACTATACACCTTTCTCCCCCAGAAACATTACAACAATTTTCATCGGCTGCTTGAGCCGCTTAGGTGGGTTGATAAGTTTGGTGCGGTAGGAGGTACTTGTTGCGTTAAGGGCGTATGTGAAGCGAGCCGCTTCACCGGTAGAGACAAAGGTCTTAGCCGGTAATCCTTGGTAAACCTCAGTGAACTCAGCCCTCATGGTTAATTACCTTGGGGGTGGGTGCCTGGCCTGCCAGATTTATAGTGATGTTAACACCCCCGGCGGGGCCTTCTATACCGCTATTGCTCTTGGCTGGCTCGAGGCCGCCCCACCTGACAGTATCAACAAGGAGTTTCTCCTTGACGGAGGCAGGGACATCCGGACTGTGAATCAGTGACCAACTCGTTGTCAAGAGTTCTTCAGCCTGTGCCCGTGCCTTCATGCGGAAGGTCATACCCTTCTCACGGACCTCCCCACGAAGATCATTGACCTTACGGAGAAACACAGGATCTGTATTGAAACGTGCCAGTGCTGTGGTATCTATGGTGTGGCGGGCCATCACCTCAATAATAGTCTCCCCACTTCCTTCAAGCAGGAGAGCAATATCCATCGCTAGTCGGTCTGACCATGGCGTAAATTTTAGCGGTAAACTATCCATGGGGGAGTATAGGGGGGCCTAAGCCCCCCTGTCAACATTAAGCCGCGAAGGTGACTACACCAGAAGTCTGCACCTTGCCGTTGGGTAAGATTACATTCACGTAGTAAGTATCAGCACCGGTGTCGGTGATAGTCAAATCCATCTCGCCGGTCGTCTCCGTGATAAGCGTACCCGCAACACTGGAGTCGCCGCCGTTGAGAATAACCAGTCCGTCCGTACCAGCAGTGATAGCCGCATCCGTCCCAGCTTCAAGAACCTGACCAGCGGAATCACTGGAGAGGTAGAAGGGGAGAGCGATAGCTGAACTAAAAGCCGTACCGGTATGACCACTAAGTACAGCCACAGCCACGATGATCGCATTAGTGGCCTCAGCACCCACAGTCATGGAAACAGTCATATTAACCAGATCGTCAACAAGCGTCGTGTCTGAACGCAGCTGCACGATATGTGCATTTGTAGCATTACCCATAGTAAGAAACTCCTAATTTACGTTTTTGCAAAAACAGCGGGATCATACCGGATGCGGGGTGAGGAGTCAAGAAGTTAAGCGAATGAGAACAAAACGTGTAACTATGCACGTTCCTTTTTTGGGTCGTGTTATGAGAGGTTAGCCCTTATAGGGGGGAGGCGCGTGCTGGCAGTCCATGTGCCCCCTGTCGCGTTCTTCCGCATAACGCCTGTGGATGGAACAAAACATGAACGAGATCATCTGGCTGAAAAGCGCGGCCATGGCCGGAAACGCCCAGAAATAGGGGCGACGTGACACAATGGCCCAGGAATGCGTTTATTGGGTTGTCGAAACGAACACGGCAACAGACAGCGGCAAGGCCCCTCCCATAAGCACCTACCGCGAACCGCCACAAGATCCAAGTTTCGACGATCTGACCTAAGCCGCCGCTCATTGGTGGCGGCGGTACGGTCTAAACTTAGGAGAAAAGGCAAATGCCTAAACTCGTAAGCGGTGGAGTCCGCATAACTCCGATGAAGAAAGACGGTACAATGGCTCTGGCAACAGGGACTGACTACCATCACGACGAGACCGAGGACTTGGTCGAAGATTTGATCGAGTTCGCCAAAGAGGACAAAGTCGGCGTTGCCGCGTATGTCCCAGACATGAAGAAGTCCAAGGCCAACACCATCGGCGGCGGCTGGAAACCCAGCGTCATCGAGAAGTTGTCGGAAGAGCGGGAAGCAACATTGCTTGTGTCGTTTCGGCACGGCTTCCCGGCGCCTTACCTCGCCTTCTTCGACCCGGATGAGAAACGAACCTCATCCAGGCCTACGGCCAAGAAGAGCAAGTACGCTCGGAAAGCCTAGCCGCCCAAGAGTTGGATCCGGGGATTGTCCCCGGATCCTTCCTCCTTCTTTTTCTAGGAGAAGACAATGACTAGTGTTTTAGATGATGAAGCATTTGAGTATCTCGACCAGTGGCAACGAGTAATATCCGAGGAAACCAAGCCGTTGAAACGGACAATTATCCTGCCCAACCGAGCGTGCCGCGCTGATGAGTGCATCAATGCAGTACATATGGACCACGAAGACCACGAAGAGCAGTGGACCACATTGTTTATAACAAGCTAAAAAGGAGGGGCGCAAGCCCCTCCTTTTTCTAGGAGAAACCTATGCATAGAGCGCGTAGAAAATGGGTCGTGACCTACCACGACGATGAAGGGAACCTCATCCTTGAGCGTTTCCCGACTCAAGACCAAGCCATTGCGAAGTTCAAGCTGCTTCGCTCCCTGTCTTGGGCCAATCCTCGGGATGTGGTGAACATCACCGCACCCAAGTACATCTAAACTCGAGGGGGTGAAGCAGCCCCCTCTTTTTGTTCTCTTTTTTGCTCGCTTCGCTCGCCCATACGTCGGGAGGTCATAGCGTGCCAGCTAAAATAGCTTAATATATTAGGTTATAGTTATAAGCCATTGATATCATTAGGTAATACCATAAGTATACACTGCACAAGTAACTATGCGCTACTCGGGTAAGCTATTGATATCATTGAAAACTAAGGTCATAACTATACCATGACCAAGTAAAAGAATAACTATGCAACTTGACTACTACCATGAGCTAAACCCTTGTTATATATATAATAGTATAACTAACTATACTTATTATTAGTCATATTAGTTGAATTATCCATTTTATTTAGGTTATATCACAGATATTTCAGATCATAACTATACATGTATAGTTTGGGCGTCTCAATATTTAGCCATGATTAGTTTCAAAAAGTGACTAATGTTACTAGAGGAAAGTAAAGTAAGGCTTTTGCTCAATGATATCAATGGCTTATACTATGTAATTCTCTTACCTATACACGTTCTTAAATGGATAATGTAACTAATACCCACGCTTGCGTCATGCATACTTCTTCTGTAACTTGGCCCCGACTTGACAAAATCCGCCGATCCGGGCTACGATGGCGTTCGGCCAAGGCAAATTAGAAACAAGGAGTATAATATGATAGTTTTAGACCTCGGTAAGTTAGCTGATGAGTATGGTGTCAGCCAAACCTTAGTTGACCAAGTCGTTGCTTTTTATGGCAGCGATGAAGTCGAAGCCATTAACGAAACGCTCAATGAGTTGAGCCTATTAGAGGAGAACATGTTATGAGTCACCGCAAATACAAGATTAAGTTAACCCCAGAAGATGGTCCCACGCTGATTAAACGAACCAAGGAAGAGTGGTCCCTTGGTTACATATTCAAGGTAGTCTGGTGTGATGGACCTCTGTTCAGACACAACCAGAGGATCACCATCGAAGACATCCAAGACCAGGAGGATCACCACGGATGTCGATACACAGTATCTTTCGATACACTTGATACCATTCAGAAGCTGGAAGCGGAGGCTAAGGGCGATAACGATTACTTCGCATCCCTTATACTGGACACTATGGTTGAGGAAGACCAGGATGGGGAGCGTCACATCTTGTTGACAGCTGGCCAATGAGGATGGGAACAAGAACTAGTAAGGAGAAAGATAATGTGTACTAAAAAGATTTCCTATTTCGTCCCAAAGGGATATGACTATAAGGAGGTGTTTGTCAAGTGCGGCAACACTAACCCCTTTGGAGGTCAGGCACTGTGTAATAAGTGCATAGATGATCCCGCAATCAAGCAACAGCAAGAGAATGCTGACGCTGATAACGCATGGCTTAAGAGTGCCGGATGGGGGGAAATGTAATGGCAACAAGAGCCGCTATGCTGTTTCTTTGTGTAACCGGGATGGTTGCCATCTTCGTTTCCCTAGAATACCTAGGGTTGGTTCACGATTCACCGTTGGGTGCGTTAGGGATCTATACGATAGGGGTTCTGGTGTTTGTGTTCGGCGCGAGGGGCGTCGTTCGTAACTAAATAACCTCGGCTGAAATGCTGCCTTGGAGGAGCAGCATATATGCAGGGTGTCGCCTGTGTACT